ACATGGCACTAGTTATTGAGTGTTATTCAAATGAAGCTGATAAAGAAAAATATCCAAATGGAAGGCATACTGTGGTGGTGGGTGATAAGCTCATAGTAGATGAACCATTAGAGCTCTATCGGATGCCAGTGTTTATGGTTTCTAATTACAAATCTCCTCACAACTTTTGGGGAATAGGTGAGACTGACCTGGTAAGGACTCAAACCAAAGCAATGAATGAAACCTTTTCAGCGATTAATGAGAACATAAGAAGAATGGGTTTTCCAGTTCGCAAGGTCACTCAAAGAGCAAAGGGTCAAATGACCAGACCAATTACCGGAGCTCCTGGTGAAGAAATTACAGTAGTGGATCCATCAGATGTTACTTTTGAAGCACCTCCTCCAATACCAGGGTATATACAAAATTACATAGCTCAAGTTGGGCAATTTATGGAACATATCACTGGTGTAAATGATGTTACACAAGGCAGGAAACCAGGAGGGGTAACCTCGGGAAGAGCTATTGTGGCTTTACAAGAAGCGAGTCAAACCAGACAAAGATTTAAGATTAATAAAGAAGTAGCCAGACTCACTAAAGAGATTGGTGAATATATGGTCCAAATGATTCTCACTTTTGATGAAGAGATTCGATCCATAAGAGAAAGAGATGCTGAAGGTCAATTTGAATTTACTGAGTTTAACCCAATGGCTGTATATGATGCCGATGGTAACATGGAAGGCACTCCACAATTTGATCCTGGAACAGCTAAAAAACTTATGGACAGTGAGTTTGATGTAGATGTTACCAATGGATCCAGGTATGCTCAAGGCAGAGTAGCCAATGAAGAAAGAGCAATGGAATTATTTCAAGCAGGGGTCTATGGTATTGAAGAAGTGGTTAATGCTTTAAATATCAGTGATAAGCAAGATGTTATTCAAAACTGGTATGTTAGAAATCAAATGGTCCCACCACAGCAACAAGTTCAACAAGCTGAACAAGCCCAAGAACAATTTAAGATGTTGGTTGCACAAGTCATGCAAGAAGGACCAGGAGGACCAGGTGAGGAAGCACTGGCACAAATGATCATAGCAAACCCTGGGTTTATGGAGTCACCAGACTATTTACAATTACCAAGTGAAATCCAGGAAAGAATTAACACAGTAGTAGGATTAATGGGAGGGCAGGATGAACCAGTTTCTGAGGCTTAAACATAGACAGTTAAATAGCAATTTTCTTGTCCTCCAAAATTTAAAGGAATTATTATGCCAAAATTAAAAAATAAGAAATACCCTTATTCTAGAAAAGGATATAAGGCTTATATGAAAGCATTAAAAAAAAACAAGGAAGGTAAGTGATCCAGGTAATTCCAGACATACTTACCTCTGCCGAAGCACAAGATCTCATGAATATGACACCAAAGAATCAGTCAATAAATTCATTTTCTAATAAAATTGTGCAGAAAGTAGCGAATACCTATCAATCTAAGATTAAGGACCAAACTTTTATTTTAGAGGGTCCAAGCTATTGGAGAGTTGAAACTAGACCAAAAGGACACAAGTGGCACTATGATGGTTGCAAGGATTCCGGTGGCGAGTTAGTAGATAACCATATGCCCTGGTGCAGAATTGGGACCACAGCATTGTTAACTCCTCATGATCAGTTTACTGGGGGAGAATTGAGCTTTAAACAAGCAGGAAAAGAATTTCAAATTAAGGACCACTATTTAAATGGTGTGATGTACTCAGCAGGGAAAGATGATAATCCTTCAATGCACAAAGTAGAGAAGCACAGTGGTAAGCGAACAGTATTGTTAATGTTTTTTGCAACAACATGATAGCTAATTTGATAAACTATTTAAAAACTAAGATCTCCCAAAAATTTACCGGGAAGATAGAAATAAATTTTTTTGAGGGTGGTATATCCAACATCAATGAACACAAAAGTATTAAGCTAAATAAATGAAGTAAACACCTTTTAACATAAGGGACAATCTTAAAACAAGAAGCCCAGTGATACACCAGGAAACCCCTGGCGATCATTGGGCTTTTTTTTTGAACTAAACAGTGTCGAAAGACCAACTGAAGGGAAACACAATATGACTGACATAAACATAACTGGGACTACAAACTTAAATGTACAACCAGAATCAGAACAACTTAGCGTAGGAAATTTTAATGGCGATCCATTGGTAGGAGAAATGACTCCTTCCACTGATAGCTATGACAACATTTCAATACCGGGCGAACTCCTCGGGGAGCAATCACAACCTGGTAATGATACAGAACCGGCTGAGACCACAGAGTCTACAGAAACAGCCCAACAAACCGAATCAACTAATATTCCCGACAAGGAATCTCCTGCTGATGAACCAGAGCAAACCGATGCAGTTAGCAAATCCATTTATGAGATGGCAGATGGCTCTAAGGTTACAGAAGAAGAGATCCTTACCTGGAAAAAAGATGCTGACAATAGACATGACTGGAATAAATCAAATACTGAGAAAGCCCAGGAAGTAGCTGATCAGAGAAGGGCATTAGAACCTTTCCTTCAATTAGTTGAGAAATTCAAAACCTCGGAAGATTTTGCAGAAACCTTAAAGGAAGCTGTAGAAGATGAACTTGGAGAAGAAGCAGGGCAACTGTTTAAACAGTCCCTAAAGATGGATAACAAGGACCTTCCGAATCCTTATGAATCTGAATTAACAGAGGCAAAGGAACAACTCGAACAGATTAAATCCCAACAAGCACTTGATCAATCATTAACCGACCTAAAGTCAACTTACAAAATAAATGAGTCGAAAGCCCAGGAGGTCCTGGATTATGCGATTAAAACACATGAAGAGACTGGTCGGTTACTCACTTTGGATGAGGCTTATAAGGTAATGAATTTTGACAAAGCAGTTGCAGAACCTAAGACTGCCAAGCCAAAACCATCTGTTCCAGTCAATGTACAAAAGACTGTCGGTGTCAAGTCTGATAAACAATCCAAAATAAGGGATTATGAGGACATTGATGTCGCATCATTTTTTAATTAATAATACAAAACAAGGAGTCTTAAATGGCTAACATTATGGTATCGGGAACCGGTAACGCTTCCCTAAGTGCCCTAATCCAACAGTATTATATGCCAGTTCTGTATGACAATATTTTCAAAAAAAGTCATCCATTACTAGCGATACTGAAGGCAAAGGCGAAGACCTTTAATGGTCGAGAAATAGTAGTCCCAGTTGAATACGCTGATGGTGGGGCGAGTGCATGGGGGAATCAGCATGGTCTTGGATCAGCTTATACTCCTGCAATCGCAGAAATCGCTCAAACTGCATCTTATAACCCAACTATGCTAACCGGTCATTTTCTTTTAACTAAGGAAGAGACTTTGGTAATGAATAGCCCACAAGCTATCAAAAACATAGTCGGTGCAAAAGTTAAGAACCTTCAAAAGTCACTTGAAAAAACAGTAGCACAGAATCTATTTGCAACTTCTGCTACTACTGATGCTTTCAATCCTTTAGGAGTGCTTCTTGGCGAAGGAAATGGAACTGTCGGAGGTATCACAGTAGCTTTATCTCCTGCAAGTAACACATTCTGGCAAACACCAGTATTGACTCAAGCTGATTTTACTGGTGATACTGGTAATATCGGTGATGACTCTCCAGATGCCGGTGCAGGGGCTTACATAGCCAATTCTGACATGGTTGATTCTTCTAAAGATACTTACATCTTGAAGTTATTGGCTAGAGGAGTAGCTAATGCAAGAGGATATACTGGCGAAAACCCAGATCTTATTGTTTGTCCACAAGAAATCTATGACATGATTGAAAATGAAATTGATCCAAGAAAAACTGGTAGTAAAATGTCAGAAAGAATGGGATCAATGGGTTTCACTGCTTTGAATTTTAGAGGCATTGATATTGTTGCAGATCAAGACATGGTTTCACAGCAAGATGTTGCTGATGGTTCAAATGATCGCTATGGATATGATGGAAGAATCTATTTTCTAAACACTAATTACTTACATATGTTCTTTAACTCTGGTGCGAAATTCACTGCATCTGATATGGTTGAAGATACCAAGAGTAATACTTTTGTTCAGAAGGTACATACTTATGGTAATATGGTTGTAACCAATAGAAGAGCACATTGTGTGATCACTGGTTTAGAATCTTCACCAACTTATGCCCCTTATGGCTAATTAGTAAACTAACCTTATGGTCCCTGGTTTTTTTTATTTCCCCCAGGGACCATAAAACCCTGGAGACTTTATGTCAATAAATGATATGTTAACCATTTTAGGAGATCGAATGGAAGATACTTCTGGAGATCTTTTTTCAGATACTATTAAACTTAGATATTTAAACCGATCCCAGGATAAAATCATTCAGATGTTAAATCCTCATTTATTAACCGATCTTCATGTATTAAAAACCGGTATATCGATGTCTACTGATACCAATGTAGACACTCATTTTAAAAGCTATTTTATCCCTACTCAAGCCGGTGCATTGGATAGCGATCCATTTGGTGGGTCATTAGGAATCATGGGTATTCGGATAGCAAACAGCAATTTTATTCGCAAAATATCCTTTGATATGGCTAAAGATTTTTCAACTGGATTGGTGACTTTTAGTGGGACTGAACCAGTTTATTTTATATTTCAAAACCGAGTGTACATCTATAACAATACTGCAAATGTAGACTGTTATTATATTAAAACACCTACAGCGTTGGCTCAGACATCACCGGCTACAAACTGCGACCTAAATGCAATTTTTCATGATGCAATCTTAGAATTTGCTGAAGCTGAATTGTGGAGAACAGTAAATAAGCAAGATCGCATGAACACAGCTTTAACCAGGGGCTATGAATATTTAGGAAAATACAATCAGAATCCGGCTACTCAAGTAGTGGGAGAAGGATTGCCTTTTGATTATTCAAGTAGTAATGCTCTTATTGATCCTATATACCCTAATTACCCAGTAGGCTAAGATGACTTGTTATCATTGCAACACTGAATTAATACCAGGAGGAGATCACACTTATGAGGATCATGGGTTAGATCAAGAAGGTATAGTCACCAATTTATCTTGTCCGAAATGCCCAACAACAGTGTATGTATATCATGACCTGGAACCCGAGGAAGATGAAACTTTATTAATTAATATTTTAAAAGAAGAAAAGTAATTGCCAAAATACATTGACATAAATGATTTCGAAGGAGCTCTTACCAATGCTGATATTGAGGACCTTCCAGATAATGTAGCCCAGGAGATTAAAAACTTAAAGATCCAGGGAGGAAAGCTAGAGAAAACCTTTGGAGCCGGTAGTCCTGCTGATCTACCTACTTTTGAATTAGCTCTGGTCAATAGTGAGCTTAGTAAGACTTATGCAGTGTACAATATTTTTACCTTTGTATCGGATAAATTTACTGGCAATTCTAATGATGCCGGAGATGGGTATCGCTATTTATTGGTTACAGTTGAAGCCACTGCACAAACAGTAATCTTATGGTGGTATGATCCTTCAATGCCCGATGTTACCGATACTTTACAAATTGAAAATGATGTTATTTGGTTTGAGACTGCATCGGCTCATGGATTTGAAGTAGGTGATATGGTTATGGTCCAGGACACTAAAGATAATGCTTCACCTCAAGCCTCACAATCTTCCTGGAAAACTTATGAAAGTGTAGACATGGTTCCTTCTACTAAAAAATTAGGGGTTAATACCAACAGTGCAGATTCCTGGGGAGGAAGTTTTTTTGCAACCACCAATGTAACTGGATCTGTTGCCTATAGCTTTGGAGGAAAACATCAAACTCATCTATTAGTAGATAATGAAGTTGATTTTGGAGGAACTAACTTTGCAAGTGTAGAAAAAATTGCGATTGCACCTACCGATGGAAAAGTATTGAGCATTGCCCAGGGTAATACTAATAGTGGTAAAGACTTAGCCTATTGTATTTCATCAGCATATCTTGATCTAGGGTCATCTCTTTACACTACTTATAGAGGTAAAACTAATTTTAAAGTTATGTCAATGTTGGGGTTCAATGATGCTATTTATATTCATTATTCTTATCAAGATGGAAGTCCGGTTGCTTATTATAATAAATTAGTTAAATACACTTTATCGGGATCCACTGTAGTTGAAACTGCTATTGGTGACTTAGGATCGCAAAACAATAGCATAGTTAATTACGCTTCTTATATGACTGTTGCAAACAATCATTTGTTTGTTTTAGGTAAAAGTTTAGGATTGTTTAAAGTCAATACCAGTGGGACCATTACTTCAATGACAGTATCGGGTATTGCAATGGTTAATGTAAAAGGAATCACTTCTATTGCTCAAACCAACAGATTAAATGCTGATGGGAGCAGTTCTGGATCAGATGTTGCTCATGTATATTTAGTTATTGGGACCACAGATGGAAGTGCAAATACTAATTTATATACTTTAGATATTGCATCAAGTGAAACCTCATTTACTGCCTTTGGGACCACTTTAGCAGATACCACCATTAACCATTTAAAGAAAATGGATTTCGGGGAAAACAGCAACAAATCTGAATCAATAGTTATTCAATACACTGGAACTAGTAATCGGCAATATTTAAGATATTCAAGCCATGATAACTCTACTGCAATTATAAGCGACATTGATACTGATATAAATGATAGTGTGTTCAGTCTAACTACCGATGTCCATTTTATTGAAAACACTGCCCATCACCCAGGGTCCACTAGTTATTTAATGGTAGGAACTGATGATGTGACTAGCCCTGCCACAGCCGGGACTTTATATGGTGTGAATAATTCTAAAGGTGTTAAGACTTTTATGAGTGGAGCTTCGGGTGGAAAAACAAATTGGAACCCAACTTGCTTTGCTGATTGTGTAACCGGTTCTGGGTTTTTTAGTTATGCAAAAGGATATATTGGAGTGTATGGAACTGAAGCTCAAGATGGATCTCCAGTAGGTGACCATGCTGATGTATATCGCTTTACCGATATTGGATGGTATTCTAATTCTTTTGGAGGCAGTGGAGATTGTGATTACAGATGGATTGATGTCACTAATCGATATGACATTCCTACTTTATACCATAAAAAAGATCGCAACCCAATAGTGCCCTTTGGGGACACTTTAAGAGTCTTACCAGGAAACATTGCTAAAGTAAGCAGTAATGAGGCAAAAGGAGCCTGGATCGGGTATATTGATCGCTCTTTAATGAATGATGGGGTTACTCAAACTGGTTGGTTTGCTTATGTAAATACTCTAACCAATCCTTTCTCTTTTAACAGTGATACTGAAATATTAAAAACATCAGATGAATTAAGAGATACCGACAATGTAAAATACAATTTAACTGCTATTTATGATGGGGTCCAGGAAACTGTACTAGAAGAAGATAAAACTTTATTGTTTGAAAGCACAAGCACCGATTCTACAACTGAAATCAGTAAAAGTAGGTTGTCATTTAACATAGATACTGACTTTACTACTTTAAATAAAAGAATCACCGGGTTAAATATTTATAGATCGGGTCGCTACAATGGAGTTTGGGAGACTTATAAAAAAGTAAGCGAGGTTAATTTTTTAAGGGCTGATGATACCTTTACTGACAGCAAAAGGGTTTTACTTGAAAGCAACAATGATGATTATGCATATGTCCAGGATCAAGACAATTATATATCTGGATTAGGGACTGGTACTCTTGGAAATGGTGATTATGCAATTAAAGTAGGAAATAATTGGAAAAGAAGAATTAGTGGAGTAACAGCCATTCAAGGCTATGCTCCAACTAGTGTTTATTTAAATGAAGAAATAACAAGTGGGGCGACCAGTGTTGCAGTCAGTGCTTCTAGTGGGTTAAGCACAACAAATTATTATTTAGATGGTGAAATAGTTACAGTTTCATCTACTCATAACAGCACTACTTTGTCAATTACCAGAGCTCAAGGGAGTCCAACTACCACAGCTTCATCTCACGCCAAATATACTGAATTTAGAGCTACTTCATTAACCGATACTGGGTGGTATAGAATAGATTTAGATGGTGACAATTTAAGAGGAAAAAGATTTGCAGATAATTGGAAAATCTATATTGACACTATTGGAGGCAGTTTAGCCAGTCATTGGGTCCGGACCAAAAATGCAACTAACAATGGTGCTTATGGAGGTAGATATGTTGGGTGGGTTAGTCCAGAGCCTTATGAAGAAACTGGAGGGAATTTAAGCATATTAGGTTGGAGAAATACCAGTAATGGCAGTATTGATGTTAGTTCAGTATCTGGCAAACATATTGCGATTGAAGAGTCGGGTGAAGCTCAAATGTATAAAGTAGATGAAATTTCTGCTTATGACAGTCACAGTCAAAGAGCTTATGTTCAAATTAATAAAGGGTTTCCTAAAGGGGCTTATTCTCATAAAGGTGAAATTACTGCTCCTACTACTTATACTGATAATGGATCCAGTAGTTATACTGTTAAGGTCACAGATGAAGGATTAACTAACCTGGGTGAACATTGGGGAGAATCGGTATTCTCAACTAAGACTCACGCTCAGTACGCTAAAATTTTAAAAGGTCGCTTGTTCTATGCCAATTTAATGCTAGATGTTGGTGATAAAAATGAAGCTCAAAATGATTGGGTGGGTTACAGTGAATTAAGTGCCTTTGATGTTAGACCGGTAAGCAATGTATTGCCTTTCCCAGATAGAGAAGGTGGACAAATTACTGGATTGTCAGATCTGTTTGGTCGCTTAATTATTTTTAAACCTCAAGCTATTTTTGTTTTAGATGTAGTGGATCCTGCTAATCCAACAACCTGGGTTAGAAAAGAATCAAAATACAACATAGGTAATATTGCACCAGAAGCCATAGTTGAGGTCCATGATTCAGTTTATTTTGTACATCATGATGGTATCTACAGACTGGATGCAAATACAGTAGCCAGTAGCACCCTAACTCCTTCAGTAATGGAGAAAATTACCTTACCAATTGAAGATCAGTTTTTATTGGCTGATAGCAAAAAAGCAGTCAAGGGCATTTATGATCAAAAGAATAATGAACTGTTGTTTACCTGGGATCAGTCCAATGCTCAAAAAGTATGGGCTTATCATGTTATTTTAAAATCCTGGAGAAAGGTAGACACCACTACCAATTTAGATATACTAACCTTTGGTGAAAATAGTGGACCATTAGCCTGGGACAATACCGATACTGATATTAAAAAGTTTGATGTAGCTGAAAATGTTGGCATTACCTGGAAAAGCAAAAGATTTAGAATGGACCTAGATCGCAAACAATTACTGCGATATGGTATGGTCAAATTTACCGGAACCGATACAGTGACCTTTAATATTTATTTAGATGGATCGGGCAGTGTTTCATTTACTAAAGACATTACTGCTGATGGAGGTGTAAATCGGTTCCCCATTAAAAGGTATGGAAAAAGTTTTGAAATGGAGCTCACAACCCCTTCGAGCTCAAACACATTTTTTTTAGAAAGACTCAGAATAGAATTGGAGTAGAATTATGGATCCCATGACAATGATGTTAATCGCCCAGGGTGGAGCTAAGATGGCTCAATCTGGATCAAGATTATTACAACCAAAATATCAAAATACCAGAGCAGGGCAAATGCTAAGAGATCGCTCTCGACAAGGTAATTTATCCCAAGCCCAGGAAAACACTATTATGAATCGAGTAGGAGCTAATGCCGGAAGAACTGCTGAAGTTGCTCGAAATCGCTATGCCGGAAGTATGATTAACCAGGGAATGGGAGGCTCAGTTGCGATGAATCGAGGGCTTAGAGAAGCACAAGATGATGTTAGAAGAACCCAATATGATACAGCTAGAGGAATATATCAAAATGAAGAATTGGCGAAGTCTAAAGCTAAGATGGATTATGCTCAAGCGATGGACCAGGATAAGGAAGGAGACAAGCCATAGCAGGAATGGTGGGAGCCGGTTTAGAAACAGCAGGGCAATACTTTGGAAACAAAGCCACTCAATCTAAAGCCCAGGATCAATCTTATATAGATGCGATGAATAAATTTGGCAATACAAAAGAATATCAAACACCTTCTGGGAAAACTCGATTTACTGGGTCTGAGTTACCAAAAGGAGTGGACAAGTTTATTAGTGATTATAATACCGACAATGATCCTGCAAAACTATTTGGAAGATTATTAGAATCTGGAATGAATAGAGAAGATGCTAAAGATTTAATGAAGTTTATCGATAGTCAAACAAAAAACAAACCATCTAAAAAAGTCGATTACAGTGGTTTTTATGGTGGGGAATCTGCTTTTGATAATTTTCCACAATTAAAGGAACAATATTTAAAAAGCTTAAATCAATAGGTAATACCATGTCAAATATTAGTGATTTTTTAAAACAACTAGATGAAGCTGATTACTCCAGGGCTTTAAAAAAAGAAAAGCAAAAAAAAGCTGTAAAAAAAGCGACTGAAGAACCTCCAAAAACTGAAAATCAGTTGCTTCAAGAAGAAGTTGCAAAACTAGAAAGAAGAGATAAGGCAAAGTCTATGGTGACTAAGCCTCAAACTAAAACAGAAAGGTTAGCTGAAATTAATAAGCAAATAGAAACCCAGGATAAATACAATGTTCTTACTGGCAAAGGAAAGCCTTTATCTGGTCAAGAAGCAGTGGATAAATATTTAGATGCTTACAAAAAAGCATTTAGCAAGGCATACAATAAAGACAATGAGCCAATTTTACCAGGATCAATGGAAAAAACAACCACTGTTAAAGGTAGAAGGTCAATAGAGCTTCCTTTTACTGATAAAGTTCTTCCGATTCCTTTTGCTAAAAAAACATTTGAATTTGATAATCCTAATTATTCAGAAATGGGAGCTCCTGGAAGTGCTCTTAGGTATGCAAATGAAAGAATAAAAGAAGAAAGAGGCAATTTAGATATTGCTCAAAAAGCAAAAGAAAAAAACATTACTTTTCAAGAAGCTAAAAAAAATAAAGAAATAGAGGAAAAATACAAAGAAAATCTTAAAAAATTTAGTATTCCAGGGGTAGATCCTAAAAAAGCTAAATATTTAGCAAGAATAACTACTCAAAAATATTTCCAGGGTAGATAATGGCAATACCAAAAGATCTTAAAGAATTTGCCGGTGAAAGACTGTATAGAAACAGTTTAGATGAAATACTGGACCAAATACAGAGAGAACAAGCACAACAAGAACTTGTACTTCAAAGAAGAAACAATGTTATTTCTAATGATCCAGATCCAGTTAGAAAACTAAATGAAATACAAAGCATTGAAAAGAAAGTAGAAAATGAACCTCCAGAGGTAAAAGATGCTGTATTAAATCAAACTTATCAAAAACCATCTTTTGAATTAAAGCCACAGCAAACTCCTCAATACACTATGGGGGCTCCTAGAGGGCAATTAAAAAATTTAGACAATGAACAAATTGAGTTTTATTCTGAATTAGCTAAAATACAAAAACCTTTTGATGAAGTTTACCAGGAAAAATTAAAAACAGCCCAAGCAATACCAGGTAGAAATGTAATGGATCC